CTCATTGCCCGGAGGTTTGTCATGACATACGCGGAAATTGTCACCTTAGAGCTTGCCGCTTTTGCAGCATTGCTGGTTGGATTTAACATTTTTCTGATCGGCTACATCGTGAGAAGGAGAAAAGAAAATGGAAAATGAACGTGACGGAATAGTGCTCCAGCATTTGGAGATTGCTCGGATGGCAGCTGCAACGTTTTACAGAAAATACCGTCAATTCGGCGTCGAGTTTGATGATTTGCTTCAAAGTGCGCGGCTCGGCCTCATTCAGGGCGCGGCAGCGATTGTCGAAAAGAAAAACGTCAGGGACATTCCCGCGTATCTATTATTGTCCGCAAACAACGAGTGCAAGAATTTGCTGGTGATCTCAGGATTGCTGAAATTCAGAACGCGGAAAAAGTACGTTCAGCATATCCCGATGCCAGTTGAATTTTTTTGTGGAAATGTAAAAAAAGTTTCGTGTTTTTGACAATTTTTATACTCTTTACTGGTATGAGCACAGAACAAGATCGAAGTTAAAAGATCAGATAAGTGCAAGGTATCATTCATATTATAATTTTTTTGTCTCATACTATCGCCATAGCCAGCGAGAAAACCTTTTGACAAGCGGGGGGCAGACCAAAATTGAATCCCTCCTTTTCCTGAAGCCCCCCGCGTCCCGCTTTTCTGAGCGGGTATTTTTTTTGAAAAACTAAATAAAGAAATAAAATCATGGCAACGAAATGCACAACAGCCCAAACCCTGGAACGTAAAAAGAAAATTCGTGAACTGCTTTTAGATAGGTGGTCAACTGGTGACATTGTAAGTTTTTGTAAAGAAAATTACAATATTGGAAGAAATCGCACCGAAAAACTTATAATGCAAATCAACGGGGAACTCCGGGAAGTTGCCAGCCAGGACCAGCAGCGTTTCTATCAGCTTAATGTTGAAACTCTCCAGGATATCATAATCCGCAACATCGGCGAAGAAGACATGACAGCAATTCATGCAATTAAAGAGTTGAATAAAATGACCGGGAATGCTGTTACCAAAACTGATATCACAACCAACGGTGAACCCCTGACACTGGTAGTTTCCCCGGACTTTGTACCCAAGAATGACAAAGAATAATACGTTTAATATAACCAGTCTTTTAAATGTCAATCATTCCCGGCTTTTCCAATCCACTGACAGAACATGCTTAATCTATGGTGGTGCGGGTGCGGGAAAAAGTTATTCTGTTGCCGACAAGCTATTACTGCAACCGTTAATACATCAAAAGCCTGTGAAGATGGTGGTGGTAAGAAAGTCTTTACCATCATTAAGGAACACTTGCCTTGAAATAATCAAGGCCCGGTGCAACACTTTAAAGATACCGTTCACTGAAAACAAGAATGACCACTTGATTCACCTGCCTTATGATAGTAAAATCCTGTATCTGTCAGTGAATCACATTGCAGAACTGGAAAAAGTAAAATCGTTAACTGATGTTGACATTGCATGGATTGAAGAGGCAAATGAATTACCGGAAGCGGTGTACGATCAATTACAGCTGCGTTTACGTGGTGGGGTGCTGGACTGGAAGCAGTGTATACTAAGTTTCAACCCTGTTTCAAGAATCACTTGGCTGCACAAAAGATTTTTTGAAAACATTGACCCTGATGCAAAAATTATTCACACAACATACAAAGATAATCCCTTTTTGGATGCTGGGTATGTTAAGGTACTTGAAAAACTAAAAGAACAAAACCCAAACCTCTATAATGTTTACTGCCTCGGCCTGTTTGGTTCACTGGAAGGAACGGTATATACAAACTATCAGGTAATAGACGAGTTACCCCAAGGAATCAAGGAAACAATCATTGGTATTGACTTCGGGTTTAACGCCCCAACAGCAGTAGTAAAAATACATTATTTTGACGACCCAAATATTATAGCAGTTGAAGAAATACTTTATAAATCAGGACTTACCAACACAGAGCTAATTACAGAATTAAACGGATTAAACATTAAAGATTATGTTTTATTTTGTGATTCAGCAGAACCAGACAGGATACAAGAGTTACGGCAAGCCGGGTTCCGGTGCAGGGAAGCAGACAAAGCAGTTAAACCCGGTATTCAACACTTGCAAACCAAAAAGATTTTAGTTACTTCGGAATCTGTAAATGTAACCAAAGAGATCGAAAGCTACTCATGGCAGATGGACAAAGCCGGTAATTATTTGGACATACCGGTTAAGTTTAACGATCATAGTATGGATGCCATTAGATACGGTGTTTTCACTAATAAGAAATCATTCATCTTTTCCGGTGTTGGTGCAGATGGACAAGTTGGAGAAATCGGCGCAATGCTTGAACAGATGCAGATGGAACAGATGTTTAATAGGTAATCAATGGAAGATATCAACAAAATCATCAAGACCCGCCGTCACGATCTCCTGAAGGCAAGAATTGACACATGGAATTTGTGCCGGGATTCTTACATTGGTGGGGAACAGTACAGGGCTGGTCAACATTTAGACAAATACTATAAAGAACACAGCATATCATACAAAGACCGGCTGAAAAGAAGTATATATATAAATCATGTAAAACCATTAGCAGACATCTTGACAGGCTTTTTATTTTCTGAAAAACCACAGCGGGAATTTTCTAAACAGATTGGTTATGTTGAAACAAACCTTTCAAAAAGTCAGGGTATACAATCTGTGATGCAGAATGTTGCATTGCAAAGTATGCTTTATCCTGTGTTTGTACTGGTTGACAGCCCATCTTTTGATAACTCTCAAATCTTGACAAAGGCAGACCGGAAAGCAGCGGGTTTAAATCCTTTTTGCACCCTGTACAAGTACAATGAAATCCGGGATTTTTCAACTGATGACAGCGGCCGGTTGTTGTGGATCCTTTTAGACAACTCATACATTGATAAAAGCAACCCATTAACCCCACCAGTAACCAAGACAGTTTACCGATTGTGGACACGTGAATATTTCCAGGACTTCACCTTTGCCGAAAAGGATGAGGTTAGCATTGGTGAACAGATGTCCCACGGGCTGGGAGTAGTGCCTGGTATATTTGCCGGTTTTCCCGATTTGAATAATGACAGTATTGATAGTTCACTTTTTGAAAGTGTTTCCCTCATGTCAAAGGGCATTTACAACACCGTTTCTGCAATGCAGGAAAAATTATATGATAGTACATTTAGCACACTGTTTTTCCCCCTCAAATCTGGTGAAGACCTACCTGATGTAATCAAAAAATCTGGTGTTGGTAGTCTGGTCGTGGTGCCATATTGCGGCGAATTACAAGGCAAACCGGAATACAGCCAATCGGGAACAGTAGACATTGAACCGTTTCTTGCAACTGTTCAACTGTTGACAGGCGAAATATTAAAGCAAGTAGGTATGCGGGATGCATCCGAAAAAGGAATCATCACAAATCAGTCAGGCGTTGCATTAGCCATAGAGTTCAGGAAAACAGAAAGCATACTACTTACAATTGCAACCGATCTTGAAAATGTTGAAAGGTCAATCATTGAGATAGTGCAACGCTGGGAAGGATTGCAGGACAAAGTTGTTGTAAGCTATTCAAGGGATTTTAAAGAATCTGATATTACATCAAAACTTGAACAGCTTTACAACCTGTACACACTACCATTAGAATCATTGCAAAAAAGTGCATTAAAAAGGATTGTTAGGACCGTCCTGGACGATGCCAGCAAAGAGGAAATGTCAGAAATTGACCAAGATATTGAACAGCACATGAGCGCACCAGCAACATTTAATGCTGGTGATAATATAACGGTGTAACAGCCGATACAATACGATAATCCACGATACGGAGAAAGTAAATGGAAATTGAAACAAAAGAAACACAAGAACAAGAAACTTTTGAATTCGTAAACAACCACGGTAAAGCAATTGTAATACCAAAGGTTATCAAATCAGGTGATCAAGATATTAACATTCAAGAAATACTTGGACATGCTATTGCCAAGGAACGCAAGCAGACAAAGGAAAAAGTTACAAGCGAGTATTCAAAATATGTTGATGAACTTAACCAGTATAAAGCTGATTACGAAACGACAGCAACCCGCCTCAAAGAAATTGAAGAGAAGGACCTGTCACAAAAAGACAAAGAAATATTGGAATTAAAAAGACAGGTAGAAGGATTTACTAAAAAGCAAAAAGAATTTGAGGACAAAGCAAGTCAAAACTTTGAGCAGTTCAAGAATGAACGTATCAAAGGTGACGTGCTTTCCTCTTTTAGCGGTTATGAACTTCACAATCTGAATCATGCTTTCAATCAATTTAAAGCAGATACTAAAATTGATTTCGAGCAAGATCAAGAGGGCAACTATAAAACAATTGTTTCAGCTACACTACCCAACGAAGAGGGAGCCTTTGAAACAGTTACCGGAACCCCGCAAGAAGTATTTAGTAAATGGATTGCCCTTGAAAGCAATTCTTACCTTTTGAAAAACAGTCTTAAACCTGGTGGCGGCACTTCAAAAACCGGTAATATGTCAACTGTTGATCCATCTAAGATGAGTGATGCAGAGTACATGCAATACAGAATGTCAGAGCTTAACAAGTAGCACCGCCCCCACACGTTGACCTCGACACAGTCATCCTATACGGCTTCTACTCCGATATGTAGCAAATTAAAATTATTAATTATTATTGGAGTAAATTATTATGAATAATACTTTTTTAACAAGTCAAGAAATAGCAAGGGAATCACTTCCTATACTTAAAAGTAATTTGGTGTTTGCTAACTTGGTACACACAGATTACAAAAACGATTTTTCTAACAAGGGTGCAATCGTTCAAGTGCGCAAACCTGCAGGATTTACAGCGGTCGAGTTTGATGGTGATCTTACGGGCGAGTATCAAAACATTACAGAATCTAATGTTAATGTTGCATTAGATACAATTGCAAGTGTTGACGTTAAGGTTACATCCCTTGAATTATCAACAAGCATACAGAATTTTAACCAGCAAGTTACAGCCCCTG